ACATTGTATGGCAAAGAATATCTATCACGAATCTCGTTCTGAAAACTTAGCAGGTAAATATGCCGTTGCTGATGTTGTTTTAAATCGTGTACGTGACGATAGATACCCAAATTCTATTTGTGGTGTTGTATATCAAGGAAAACATAAACCTTCTTGGAAAGACCCGGATAAACTTGTACCTATAAGAAACGCATGTCAATTCAGTTGGTATTGCGATGGTAAGTCTGATGACGCCATGGATGGTGATGCTTGGGCTGATGCATTGTATATTTCTTATCAGATAATTAATAACAATAAGTATCGTGGAATTACAGAAGGAGCAACTCATTATCATACGAACTGGGTTGATCCTTATTGGGCTCCAACCTTACAGCAAGTAGGAACTATCGGATCTCATATCTTCTACCGTGCAGACTGAATAAATAATACCATATATTGAATATGGAGTATATTATGAAAGTCGCAGGTGTGGATTACAGTTTAAGTAGTCCAGCAATTTGTGTACATGAAGGTGAAGAGTGGAGTTATGATAATTGTACCTTTTACTATTATGTAAAACAAAAGAAGTTATTAATTGGAGAGAAAGGACAATATCAAGCAACGATGTATCCTGACAATTGGTTTAACGATCAAGAACGATATGATATCATTGGATCATGGTCACAAAGCAAATGTTTTGAATGTGACTTTGTCGGAATTGAAGGATACGCATTTGGAGCGGTAGGTAGAGTATTTCAAATAGCAGAGAACTGTGGTTTATTTAAACATAAGCTATGGGAAAGAGATATACCATACGATGTATATCCACCAACAATGATTAAAAAGTTTGGTTGTGGAAAAGGCAACGCAAATAAAGAATTAATGATTGAAGCGTTTGAAAAAGAAACTTCTATTGACATTCGCGAAAAATGTGGTATAATAACAAAATCGTGGAATCCTATTACTGATATCGTAGATGCCTACTATATTTGTAAATACGGTTTCACTCAACTTACAGAGAAGAAAGATGATAGTAATATTTAACGGACCTCCAGCTTCAGGCAAAGATGAAGCAGCCAGTTTATATAAAGAAAAGTACGGATTTGGTAATCTGTCTTTTAAGTATCAATTATTTAAAGAAACAATTAAACACTTTGATGTTGACGAAAGATGGTTCATGGAAGGATACAAAGATAGATCACAAAAGGAAAAAGCTGAGTTTGCCTTACAAGGTATGTCGAGGCGTGAAGCAATGATTCATGTTTCTGAAGATATTATTAAACCAAAGAAAGGATTAGATTATTTTGGTAAGTCAGTTGCCGAAGAAATAGAAGACGGTAATAACTATGCGTTGGCAGATGGTGGATTTGTTGAGGAACTTGAACCTATTATTGAAAAGGTTGGTGCAGAGAATATTGTCATCGTTCAATTAACAAGAGAAGGTTGTGACTATTCAACTGATTCACGTAAATACTTTAACGGAAATTTAATTAAAGAATGGGCAATAGGACAAACCACACCTGTAGATAAAGCGTATGTTCTTAAAGAAGAAATGGATATAGTAACATATCGCGTACATAATAACGGTTCACTGCATAACTTACATGGTGCATTGGATTCTATTCATAATGAGATTTTTAATGATAGCTCTAACCGACAAGTTACAGAATCTTCCGAAGCCTAACATAATAAACCTTGCTGAATGTAAGGATCGCAGAGCTTGGACAGAGTCAGAATTTTCACGTCATGGTCTTGATGATATCAAAGTCCATTTATACGATCGTTATGAAGAAGGTAAAAGTATTCCTTTCGTAGGTGATTCCGAAGTTGTAAATGCCACAACAAAAGGTGTTACATCATCTCATCTATTAACCATTAAATGGTGGTTAGAGAATACTGATGAAGAATATGGTTTATTCTTTGAAGACGATCTTGATTACGAACCACTTCAATATTGGAACTTTACATTAAAGGAATATATTGATAAGTGCAATCAATGGGAATGGGGAGCGTTACAGATGTGTAATGTCTTTGAGTACCCATATGATTATAAAAATGAGTATATACCATTCGTCCCTAAGAAAAGAGAAATGTGGGATCATGGTTTACAAGCGTATGCTATTAAAAGATGGTACGCAGAAAAATTAGTAGAATATTACTTTGGAGATTTTGAAGATAAGATTCATTATCGCATGCCTTTAGGATCTCCAGTAACAACAGAGAACAATATATTACATGGATTTGGGTTAGTTATTTCCTTTCCGTTGTTTAATCACAACATAACAGACTTTAGATCTAAGAATATATATTTTTATAACGAACAAGCTAAAGCAGCTGTTTATTCGTATGAGTTCATCGACCTATGGTGGGAGAGTAAAGGAATCAATCTTTCTCTTGATGAAGTATTTGAGAATGAACGTGAAGCAGACAAAATTTATGGAGTATTAGAATGAGTTGCATATATAAAGGTGAAGTAATAGAAACAGATCTATCGAAGAATTCAAACGGTGGAACTGAAATGATGAGGCAGCGTTTAATAGACGGTGTTGGTATGGGAGTATTGAGCAAAGTCGCAGTACACGTAGGAAGAGTAAGAGAACTCTATAACGATGTACCAAATATCCTTTGGTGTCATGATCTTTCTGAAGACCCAGAAAATGAAATGTTAAAAGATGGCGGATGGCAAAAGTTTCATCATATTGTATTTGTGACAGCATGGCAAAGAGATCAATACATTATGAGATACGGTATTCCTTATAGTATTTGCTCAGTGATTCACAATGCAGTTGAAGTTAAATACGATCCACAAGAAAAGGATATGGAAACAATACGTTTCGTATATCATACGACTCCACATCGTGGATTAGAATTACTTGTACCTATCTTTGCTTCGTTAGCAAAAGAGTTTGATAATATTCATCTTGATGTTTATTCAGGGTTTGAAATTTACGGTTGGGAAAATCGTAATGAAGCCTATAAGCCACTCTTTGCACAAATTGAAGAACATCCAAACATGACTTATCATGGAGTTAAACCAAACGAAGAAGTTCTTGAAGCGTTAAAGAAATCTCATATATTCCTATATCCTAATATATGGAAAGAAACATCTTGTATTGCGTTACTTGAAGCAATCAAATCTCAGATGATTTGTATTCATCCTAACTACGGTGCTTTACCAGAGACAGGTGCAAACGCAACGATTATGTATGATTGGAATGAAGATATGAACCATCATGCAAATTATGCTTATTCAGTTACTAAACAAATTTTAACTCAGATGAAAGAAGATCCTAACTATTTCCATGGATTTACTTTCTCTGATAGATTTAACTTGGCAAGAAATTCAATTGCCTCTTTTGCCACAATGTGGAACACTCTACTAAGGAACATCGGAGATGCCTACCAAGAATAAAGATAACCTGATTCATTTTCCAAAAATACATTCAAATCCACCTATTGATGAAAACAGTGTTTCAGAAAGAATTCGAGAATATAAAGATTCGTATTCTACGGAACTTGCGGAAATTATATGGGAAAACGTATTAGGGGAAATGGCTAGAGCAGGTTGTGAATTTGACGAAGACTTTGAAACATATTTTCCAAGTATGATATTAATCTTCGAAGCAATTCGTTCGTTGCATTTACAAACAATGGGAGAAGAACATCAACTTCAACCATTTGCATTACAGAACGTTGTAATAATGGACAACAACGAAGAACGTATGGCTGGTGGCCTTAAAAAGAATTTAGAAGAAACTATTGACAATGACGAAGAAGTTTGATATAATAGTCTGACAAATTAAATATTAATGGATAAATTATGATTCTAGTTGACTATAACCAGGTTATGCTTGCCTCGCTGTTCGCAGGTATAGGTAACCACACAAACATGGAAGTGGATGAAAATCTCCTTCGTCACATGTTTCTAAATTCAATCAGATTTAATCGCAAAAAGTTTTCGAAAGAATACGGAGAGATTGTGATCTGCGCTGATAACACCAATGTATGGAGAAAGGATTACTATCCATACTATAAAGCAAATCGCAAAAAGAACAGAGATCAATCAGACCTTGATTGGAATGCTCTGTTTGATGTCATTCATCAAATACGTAGAGAGATCGAAGAGTTCTTTCCGTATAAGGTTGTATATGTTGATCGTTGTGAAGCTGATGACATTATCGCAACTCTATGTATGACGCATGGTACTGAACTGAATAATGGATCTGAAAAGATTCTTGTTCTATCAGGAGACAAGGATTTCATTCAATTACAAAAATATGCAAATGTAGATCAGTATAATCCAGTCCTTAAGAAGTGGGTAAGACATGCAAACCCTGAACAATATATAACAGAACATGTTCTTCGTGGTGATACAGGAGATGGAGTTCCAAACATTCTTTCTGCAGATAACTGTTTAGCCGTTGGTGATAGACAAAAGCCAATGACTAAGAAAAGAATTGAACTCTTCAGCAAATCACCAGAAGAAATGGATGAAGAAACAAAACTAAGGTATAATCGTAATAAACAAATGATTGACCTTACAATGATTCCTCAGGAATACCAAGACAATATTCTCGAGGCTTATAATAACCAAGAAGAAGTTGGCAGATCACAACTGTTCAATTACTTCGTAAAGAAAAAGCTAAAGAACCTCATTGGTGATTTACAGGATTTTTAATTATGATTAGAACATCAATAAGTAACATACTTACAGAAACTTCGAAACTTAAAAGCACTAAGGCTAAAGTAGAGAACTTACAGAAACATGATGCAGTACCATTAAGACAAGTACTACGTTTAATATACGATGAGAATATTGAATTCTTATTACCAGATACTCCACCTCCGTTTAAAGAAAACGAACTCGTTGACCTTGATACTATGTTATATAGAGAAGCAAGACGTTTGAGAATTTTCTTCTTAGGTGGTGGGTATGATAACCTTAACAAAAATAGAAGAGAAGCACTGTTTATTCAATTGCTTGAAGATTTGCATCCAGCAGACGCAAAGATACTTGCAGAGAATATGATTAGCCATACTCCTATCAAAGGAATAACTAAGAAAACTCTTGAAGCAGCGTTTCCAACACTATTTACAGATCCACTCAACTTCAAATAAGGCAGGACACCATGGGTAAGCGGACAAAACAAACCGCCTCTTCCGACGATTGGACGAACATCAAGATCGAAGATCGTAAACGTGAAAAACAGAAGAAATCGCAACGAGCTGAGGTTCGAAAGCATAAATTATCAGAAAAGAAAACTTTTTTATCATAAAACTATTGACATTCAGCTGTTTCTTTGTTATAATAGTTGTATAAATTAAATTAACGGAGAAGATATGGATCACAGAGCAGAAAAATTGATCCTTGTGGATTGTGATGGTGTACTACTTGATTGGAAGTACGCATTCTATAAGTATATGAACGAAAACGGATATACCGTGATTGAAGAAGGCCAATATGATGTTGCCCAAACTTTCGGTATTACCAAAGAACAATCAAGACAACTTGTAAGACAGTTTAACGAATCTGCAAGAATAGGATTTTTACCTGGCTTAAGGGATGCCATTAAATATGTCAAGAAACTCCATAGTGAAGGTTATGTTTTTCATTGTATTACTAGTCTCAGTACTGATTACTATGCCGGCAAACTAAGAGAACAAAATCTCGAAAGATTGTTTG